TACCTAAAGAAACGTATCAAAAACCAAGTACTGGTGGATCTATACCAAAAAATAGAAGGTTACCACAAGGTATGTTAACGACTAAAACTAAAGATGTATTAGGTCAATCAAGTCAAGGTGTACTTGTAGAAGGTAGTAAGAAAACTACAAGAAAAGAAGCTGTTAAACAAGGACTTAAAAAAGTAGCTAAATATACAGCTAAAAAAGCAGGACAAGCTGCTGTAGCTAGTGGACCAGTTAAACATCCAGCTGTTATAGGTGCTATTGCAACAGGTTCTACTGTTTATGATATGTATAAGTATATTAAGAAAAATAAATAAGTGAGGATAATAAATGGCAAAAGAGAAAAAACTAACATTACAAGAACAAGCTGAGCAAAAAATGCAAACACTTGTAGATCAACATAATGAACTTGTTAATTCAGTACAAGAAACTAATACTAGATTAGCAGAAGTAAAGCAATTACTTGTTGAACATCAAGGATATATGAAGGGATTAGAAGCTTGTGAAGAGGACTGCAAGAATGCCTAAGTTAAATGTAATAACAGGTATTATTGATAAAGTTGCTGGTCATGTAGATAAGTTTACATTAGACAAGCAAGAGAAAGCTGAATTAATTGCTGAAATTAATAAGGCTCAGTTAGAAGTAAATAAAGTCGAAGCAGGACATACGTCTAAATTTGTAAGTGGCTGGAGGCCTTTTACTGGCTGGATATGTGCTACTGCACTCGGATACCATTATATTTTACAGCCATTGTTAACGTTTATATTATATTCATTTGGTAATACAATAGAATTACCTGTGTTTGATATGACTACGTTAACAACGGTCTTGTTAGGTATGCTCGGTCTTGGAGGAATGAGGAGTTTTGAAAAAGTTAAACGATCAGCCTAGGAGGCATTTTGAAATTAAAAAAACGTGGTATAATAATACCAGACCAGCATTATCCATTACAAGATAATGCAGCTGTAAACTGTGTAGTAAAAGCAATAGAAAAAGTTAAACCTAATGTTTTTGTAAATTTAGGTGATGTTGGAGAGTGGGAGTCTGTATCTGCTTGGAAATATAAAGATAAGAAACTACCACCATTAGAGTTTCAAATACCTATTATAGATGAGGATATTAGATTAGTAAATGAGGGATTAGATGTTTGGGATAAAGTTCTTAAAAAAGTCAAGTGTAAAGAAAAGTATTTACTCCAAGGTAACCATGATCTCTGGTTGGATAATTTTGTTAGCAAATATCCTTATATGGTTAATTACACATTTGAAAGAGCGTGTAAAATAAAAAAAAGAGGATATAAGTACACTGAATATAATTTACCTATACAAATTGGTAAGCTTACTTTTTTTCATGGTGCCTATGCAACTACGTATCATGCGAAAAAACATTTAGAAGCTTATGGAGAAAATGTAATATACGGACATACTCATGATGTACAGAGACATACATTGACTAAACTAGGTGGTAATATTGCTGCTTGGTCAATGGGTTGTTTGAAAGATATGTCTCATGAAAAAAATAGATGGTTAAAAGGTAGGCTACATAATTGGGCACATGCTTTTGCTATCGTTGATTGGTATACGAATGGAAAGTTTAAAGTAGAAGTAGTAGAAATAGTAGATGGTAAAACATCAGTTTGGGGAGAGATAATAGATGGGAATGTTTAATACATCCACTGGTAAAGGTCAAGAGTTTGTAGGAACTTCTATTAATGATAGTAGACGTAAATACAATTTAAAAAATGTATCTAAGAAAAAAGTTCAATTAGTAAACATGAATGATATTACTAGAAAAAATATACTGTGTAAAAAATTAAGGAAAGTAGCTAATGCCAAAAGAAAACGCTAGCATAAAAAATTTTAGTGGTGGACTAAATAATAATACTAACTCAAAAGATTTATTAGATAATGAATTTCAAGTATTACATCAACTATCAAATGAAGTACCTGGTAAGTTATTTCCTGCTGGGTCTACATCTACTGTTAGTATAGGTAGTAATGCAATTACTAGTATTGATGGATTGATACGTGGTAATGGTTTATTACAAACTAATTTAGATAGAAACATTGGTTCTAGTGGTATAAATGAAACTGAGTATTTATTTATTAATGATGACAATGATCACTTAGTACGTATATATGATTATACTAATAGTGCAGTAGAAACTCCTACAATAGATTATGGTGATACTGCTGGCAAGAAAGTACAGATGTATAATATTGATGGTGCTATAAGAGTAGTACCAGAATTTGGGACTTCTGTTGGTACAAACAAACCAACTATATTTGCTTTTCATAAATTTGTTAGAAGGTTAGGTGGTAGTGATACTGCTATAGACCATGAAGATACTGGTAGTTTTTCTACAAATGATTTATATATAGCACCAATAAGAGGTAGGTCTAATGTTGCTAAGTATAAACCAGATGAAATGTATAATTCATTAGCTGATGGTTTTACTAATGGATTTCATACTCCAGGTAATGGTTCAGAAGTATTTATGTTTCCAGCAACAGCTGATGACAGTTCAAATCCAACACGATTTGGTTTAACTGCAGATGCTGCTGAACAACTTTTAGATGATTGGGATAGTTCTGGTAGTGGTAATCCTTATACTGATGATAATGAAGGTGGTATGGGTGTATTTATTGGTTTTTCAGGAGATGATCTTGCAGACACAGGCTCTAGTATAGATGTTATACCAGGAACAAGATATGTATTATTTGCTTCTAAAGTTTATAAAGATTTTAATGGTAATAAACAAGAATCAGAATCAATACATATAGGACACATAGATCAGAGTGCAACTTCTACTAAAAAACAAAATTTATATTTTGGATTATTAGGTAGAATGGGTGGTAGAGAAAAAAATTATTCAGGGTTTAAATTATATTGGGCCCACGTAACTGATATTGATATAGTATCTGGAGCTGATGGAGAAATTAATACAGGTACATTAGGTCCTAAATATTTATTTGCTGAAGTAGATTTTGAAGAAGGTGTGCGTTATGCAGGTTCTGATTCTTATTCGTTTTTAAGTACTGTAACTATTAATAGTGAATTGCAATTTGAATATCCAGGTAGTTTGTATAGTAATACTTCATATGCACAACCTTTTGAAGTAACAGAATTAAAAACAGTAGAACCTAGTTTAATAGATAAAGGTTCTGTTATAGGTCCAGCAAATACAGGTTTTAAAACAAGTACTATTTTGAATAGAAGATTATATGTTGGTAATGTTCAATATGAAAATGCAGATGGAGAGTTGATAACTAAATCAGATAGAATTTTAAAATCACTACCTAATAAGTTTGATATTTTTCCAGAAAATTCTTTTATAGATGTTGAAGTAGAAGATGGTGATACCATAGTAAAGTTAGAATCTTTGGGAAATAAATTATTACAATTTAAAGAAAGAAATTTATTTATTATAAATGTTTCAAGAGATATAGAGTTTTTAGAAGCATCATTTAATTTTAAAGGTTGTAAAAAAGATTATCATGTAACAAAAGGTGATGGCTTTGTTGCTTGGTTTAATGAATATGGAGCGTATTTATTTAATGGTGAAACAGTTATAGATATAACATTGGGTGCAAACGGACAATCTAAATTAGCTAATTGGTCTGGAGATTACTATCATGACGATATGATGTTAGGATATTTACCTGAAAGTAAAGAACTTTTATTTTTGAGAACTGGAGTAAAAACATTGATTTATGATTTGAAATCAGAATCTTGGAGAAGTAGAACTATGAGTGTTAGCACTGCAACTAACATGGTTAATTTTAATGATGGTGATTTATATTTCTTTGAACCTAATCCAGTAGAAGGTGGAGGTACAGCTACAATAAGTTTGAAAAAGTTTAGTCGTGGAGTTACTACTATTAGTACTGGTACTTTATTAAAAACAAAAGAATATGAAATGGGTACACCTAGTGCAAGCAAAAACTTTAGTGCTTTGTATATTCGTTACACAGGACAGAATGCATCTAATATTATGGTAAAAGGATTTGGTACTAGAAAAGATAATACAGACTTAACAGTAACAAATATAAGTGCATTGCAGGACTCTAATGGTGCCTTTAAAACGCTTAAATTGCCCCTTAACGACACTTTTAACAACTTACTTAGTATGGGTATAGAGTTAGCTGCTACAAGCAGCGTAGCGAACGATTTTGAAATAGATGAAATATCTATAGTTTTTAGACAAAAGGTATTAACATAATGAAAAGAAAAGAAAGAATATTAAATACTATAGCAAGTATTACAGGTAAAAGTAAGATACAAGAAATAGAGCAACAATATGAAACACCAATAAAAACTACTATAGATAGACCTATTAATGATGAAGGTGTAGATGGTGATAGAAAAGTTGTACAAGAAGTTGATAAAGAATTTTTATATATTAAAGTAGGTGGCAGGTGGATGAAAACAGAATTACAGGAGGTTGAATAATGGCAACAGAAGCAAGCAATATTTTGACAAGAGTAAGAACTTTTGCAGAAAGACAAAAAGAAGAACAGCTAGATAGAGAACTTGCAGATGGACCATTGGGATATAGTGGTGGATTAGCAGGTTTTATAGACGATATGACAGCAGGTGTTTTAACAAGAACTGCATTTAGAGAAGGTGGAAAAGCTATTCAGGATGCTTTTGATACTAGAACTTTAGCAGAAAAAGTTAAAGATGAAGCAGATGAATTAAGAACAGTAATAGATAGTGGAGATTTTACTGCTATGGATATGTTTAATTATGGAGTAGCACAAATGCAAGCAAGAGGTTTAAATACAGATGGAATATTAAATTTACGTGATCAATATTTACAAGGTACATTATTAACTACAGTTGATGGTAGTGGGAATAAAATACAATACCAAGATGTTGGACCTGTTTCTAATTCTACTAACTCAGCACCAGGGGATCAAGTAGGTAAGTTTAATCCATTCTTTAATCCTTATGGTAAGAAATAATGTTTTTAAATATTAAAAATAAATCATTTAAACAAAAGCTTTATGAACATATAAAGTTAAGAGAAGGTTATAAAGATGTAGTATATTTAGATACTCTTGGTAAACCTACTGGCGGTATAGGTCATTTACTTAGTGCAGATGAAAAGAAAAAATATCCTGTAGATTCTATATTAAAAGAAAGTTTAATTAAAGATTGGTATGAAAAAGATATAGAGAAATCTTTAGAAGCTTGTAATGAGCAATGTAAAATATTAAATATTTATGATAAAGATTTTAAGATTGCATTAACGTCTGTTAATTTTCAACTTGGTACTAAATGGTTTAGAAAGTTTCCTAAGACATGGCATGCATTATGTCATAAAGATTATGATTTGGCTATAGCAGAAATAACATATAAAAAACCTGGTGAGCCAGAATACTCTGATTGGTATAAACAAACACCAGTAAGAGTAAAAGATTTTGTAGAAGCAATAGAGAATATTAAGGAGAGTGTATAATGGCACAAGATAAAAAGAAATCAGCAGCACAGATAGCAGGAGAAAATGAAGTATTAGGTGCACCAGATAAACCAGACCCAGATTTTGCAGCTGCAATGGCAGCACAACAAGCTGAAGTTGATGCAGGATTTAGAGATGATATTATGTTTGAAGGAAATCAAGACCCTAGTCTTAGAGGAACAGGACAACCTGGTGAATTGTATGGAACACCAACAGAACCAGATCCTGACTTTGTAAAAGAAGTAGAAGCTCAAAAACAAATGATTAAAAATGCAGCACAACAAGATGTAGCAAAGTCATTTGATTTATTTGATATAGCAGAAGATTTAGGTTTAAAGTTTCAAAAATTTAAAAACGAGGAGGAATAATGCCTATATTTGGAGGAGCAGTAATTGGTGGTGTAAAAGCATTAGCTGCTGGATTTAAAGGAGCAACTGCATTAAATAAAGCTAGAATGTTATTATCTGGTGGTCAAATGGCATATGGTGCTTTTGTTAATAAATCAGAAAGAGACCAAGCAGCTTCTGATAGAGCGGCAACAAGAAAAATGGCTATACAAGGACAGTCAGACTTACGTGTTGCAGCTAGACGTGCAGATGAACGTTCTGAAGTAAGGCAAGGTTTTATTAATCAAGGTATTGGAATACAAAGTGAAAGTTTTGCTAGAGAATCTAGAGGTAATATGAGGTCATTAGAATCAAATATTGGAATGTCTGGATTAGCAGGTTCTGGTTCAGCTAATCAATTAAGAGAAGATATAGCAGCTGGAATAGCCTCAACAGGTGCAGGTATGTCTTTAGCAGCACAACAAGATAGATTTGGTGAAGCACAAAGAAGAGAATCTGAGTTAAGAGATATACAAAATAGTATGTTAGAGTTATCTGTATATACAGGTAGAAACTATAATATATTAGACACATATGGTATTAGTAATAATTTAAGTTAAAAGGAGTAAGAAATGTCTTATAGTTCAAAAGTAATTGCCAACTTATCAAACCTTGTACAGTCTTTAA